ACAGATGAAAATGGTGTAGAATATAATAAGATTGTTCCTACTCTTGATAAAAGAGCTACAAATATTGTATCAAGAATGGCGGATGTTATTGGATATGCAAGAGTAACTACAGATACGGACGGAAAAGAAAAAGTTAAGTTATTCACAAGAGGAACACCAAGATTTATGGCGGGAAGTCGTTTTAAATATTTCCCTAATTCAATTGATTTTTCTTATGATAATCTGGTTTCCGCATTTAACGATGCTATTGATAGACAGGAGAACGAAGAAGGAGGTCAATATTTTACTAATGATAGAGTAAATATTCATCAAGATACTTCAAAAGATTTAGATTTTGATGAGTTATTAGAACAATTTAATAGTACAGTAAGTAAAATCATTAGTGAAACGACAGAAGATAAGTTTAAAGAATATTATCAGCCTAGAATTGTTCAGATTACTGATAAATACTTAGGTAAGGGAAATAAAGTTAATCAGTGTTCAAGAGAGCAGACAGAAGCTCTATTGCTAATTGTCACTGATTTAGATGATTTGTTAAAAGAAACAAAATAAAATAAGTGAAAGCTAGAAAAATAACACAGAATTGTAAGTTCTGTGTTATTTTTTGATTAAGGTAAAGAAAAATAATATAATTATTATATAAAAAGAAGGTAATTATATATGAAAAAACAATACGTAACTTGTTTATGTTGTAACGAAAAATTTGATAGGAATGCGGTTCCCGCCCTAAAAATAGGAAGAAGGTATATACATGAATCTTGTAAAGAGAAGTACGAAGAAGAATTAAAACAAAAGGAACAACAAAAGAAAATAAGTTATTTAAGTAATCCAGAAGATGAGCAACTTTCTTCTCTTGAAGAATATATAAAGAAAATTTTTGATATTCCTTATATATCTCAAAAGATAAAAAGACAAATACAAACGTATATTAGGGATTATAATTATTCTTATGAAGGTATTTTTAAAACTTTGTTCTATTGGTATGGGCTTAAAGGAAAATCTATAGAAAAAGCCAATAATGGTTTGGGAATAGTACCATACATCTATGATGAGTCACAAGAATATTTTAAAAGAATAAATATGGCAAAAGAAAAAAATGAAATAAAGAATCTTGATAATTACAAAATAGAAAAAAATATCATAGAGATACCGCCTCCAAAAGCTGATAGAAAAAGAATAAAATTATTTAACTTAGATGAATAGGAGGATAAACAGTTGAATAGTCAATATGTAGATATACCAGCTATTATGCAAGTAATAGGTAATATTTATATGAATCCAAATTTATTGGAAAACGAAAAGTATAAATTTAATGAAGATGATTTTACTCAAGAATTTCATAAAATTTTATTTGGTTCTATATATAATCTTCATGCTCTTGGAGCAAAAGAAATAAAAATCAGTACCATAGAAGATTATTTACAGCAAAGACCAAAAAGTTATGCAGTATATAAAACCAATAAAGGCGATGAATATTTGTCAAAGATAACTGAAATAACGCAGGTACCCGCTTTTGATTATTATTATCAGAGAGTAAAGAAAATGACTTTATTGAGAATGTATCAAAAAGTCGGTATGGATTTGTCTTGGTTATATGATAATGATAACATATTTGATGCGAAGAAAAAACAAAAGCAAGAAGAATGGTTAGATAATACACCCATTGAACAGATTGCAGACATTATTGATAAGAGAATTTCTTCCATAAAAATAAAATATGCGGACGGTTTTGATGAACAATCTTCTCAAGCAGGAGAAAATGTTTTAGAATTACTAGAATCGTTAAAAGAAACTCCAGAATACGGATATCCGCTATTCGGGCCGCTTATTAATTCTATAACAAGAGGAGCAAGATTAAAGAAGTTTTATTTGCGGTCGGCGGCAGCTGGTGTTGGTAAAGCAATTCCAAATAGAACAATTATTCCCACTCCTAATGGTTATAGAGAAGTAGGTAGTATAAAAGAGGGAGATTATTTATTTGATAGAAAAGGAAAACCAACTAAAGTCTTAAAAGTACATCCGCAAAAAGGAAAAAAAGAAGTATGGGAAGTTGTTTTTTCAGATGGAAGAATAGCACAATGTTGTAAAGACCATTTATGGGAATACAGATATGAAGTACATAGAGGCTATGGGACAAGAGTAGAAACAACAGAAGAAATATACGAAAGAACAAAATCTTTAAAATATGGCTTTTTTAGAGCAGATGGAAAGAGATACAGATATCAAGTAAAGCTTAATGGAGCTGTAGAATATGAATGCGGAGACCGCCTTGATAATGCTTATGCTAAAGGTATGTTGATTGCAGATAAGAATAAAAAAGGATGGGTACTTTCTATTCCTATTGAATATAAGTTAGCATCTATTGAAGATAGAAAAGAATTGTTAAGAGGACTTTTAGATATTGATGGAACTATAGACAAACTTGGCAAAGTAACCTTTTCCGCAAATAGTTATAAATTAGCAAAAGATGTTGTTGAATTAGCTAGAAGTCTTGGTTATAAAGCGGCTTCCGCAGATAAAACAAAAGAAGCTCAAACAGTGGTTATACATTGTAAAAAGGAAGAAAAACCAAATCTCTTTTCCGTTGGAAGAAAAAAGAAAAGAGCAGAAGTTTACGCTAATGATGGAAAAGAGGACAGATTTAAAGAATACGTTGACATTGTAGGTATAAGAAAAACTGATGAAAAAGTTCCAATGACTTGTTTTACCGTTGATAATGAAGAATGTCTATTTTTAATGAATGATTTTATTGTAACACATAATACAAGAGCTATGATTGCGGACGCCTGTAATTTTGCTTGCGATGAATTATTTGATTATAAAGAACATAAATGGGTTAAAAATGGAACTAAAGAACCAACAGTTTTTATAACCACAGAACAAGAAATAAGTGAAATTCAAACAATGATGATAGCATTTATTTCAAACGTAGATGAAGAACATATTCTAACTGGAAGGTATACTGACGAAGAATGGAATAGAGTCGTAAAAGCGGCGGAAATTCTTAATACTTCACCGCTGTACATTCAAGAATTGCATGATTTCTCTATGCAAGATATAGAGAACACATTGAAAAGAAGTATTAATGAACATGGAACTAAATTTCTCTGCTTAGTGTAAAATTCTAGGCTGTGTAACACTTTTCCGCCTTCACCAGCGGGGTCATTATTATTAATGGCTAACGAGGAAGCCTAAACTAGAAATAGCATGGTAATCTCGTGGGAAACTCTATTTATTAAGAATTAAATGGTGTACCTGTATCGACTATCCTCGGAACGGAGGAGTAGGGTTACTATTGGTACGTAACTCGAAATGGTGTCCTATCTATTTTAGATAGTAAGATATAGTCAGGCCTACTAGAAATAGTAGAATAAGCTGGATCCAGATGGAGAGGCAATTAAGAACTTATTATTAACTTGCTTTTGGTCTATGTGTCCACAGTTAATAGATAAAGGACATATTTATGTAGCAATTCCTCCATTATTTAGAATTACTACAACTAAAAATGAGTATATTTATTTAAGAGATGCGGACTCTCTTGAACAATACAAAGAAGAACATAAAGGCGAAAGTTTTCTTATTAACAGAAATAAAGGGTAAGAGATAGTCTGGCCCTTAGTTGCTTTTCCGCTTATCAGCGGGGTTAAAGAGTAGAAAATTCTTTAGCTAACGAGGAAGTCTAAATTTTATTTTAAATAAATAATGAATTAATTTTATCATATAAGCAAATATAAATATTTTGAAAAATAAAACAAGATAATCTCGTGGGAAAGTTAAGGAGGTTTTCTATCAATGAGTATAGGAATTTATAAATATCAAAACAAAATAAATGGCAAAATTTATATTGGTATGAGTAGCAATATAGAGAAAAGATATAAACAACATCTTTATGATGCTAAAAATCTAAATAAAAGAAAAGGTACTGGTATAGATTTTGCTATAAATAAATATGGAATAGAAAATTTTACTTTTGAAATCGTTGAACAATGTTCAGAAGAAGAACTTGATAAAAAAGAAGAAAATTGGATTCAATATTATAATAGTTATAATAATGGATATAATAGAACTTTAGGAGGAAAGAGTCTTAGAGGAGAAAATCATCCAAGGGCAATTTTAACTGAACAAGATGTGTGGAATATTAGAGAAGAATATGGAAAAGGTACAAAAAGAAAAGAGGCTTTTAAACCATATATTGCAAGAGGCATTACAGAAAGAGCTTTATTAAAAGTTTGGTATTGTGAAAATTGGGCTAATATACACATAGACGTTTATACAGAAGAAAATTTAAAAATTCATAAATCTCAAGTTGGTCATTCAGAAGATCAAATTGGATTAAACTCTTTAGAGCGAGCAATAAAACAAGAAGATATAGACTTATGGGTTGATGAGTATAAAAATGGTATGTCAATAAACGCAATAGCTAAAAAATATAACAAGGATAATGGAACTATTCAAAAATATATAAATAGCCCAAAAGAAAAAACTGAAATTAATTACTTGGGAAGAACTGTACAAAATGTTGAAACTCAAATAATTTTTAAGTCAATTAGTTCTGCTGCTAAGTGGGCAAAGTGCGGAGCCACAACACTAACAAGACATTTAACAACAGACAAGATTGCTGGTAAAATTCCAAATACAGAAGAACCTGCTCATTGGATAGAACTAACTTAAAACCTGTATCGACCATCTCCTTTGTAGGAGAGTACCGCTACTATTGATACGTAGTCTGATTTTAGGAAACGAAGTCGGTTAAATGGGGAAACGGCAACTTACATTATATAATGTAAAAGAAATGGTCAGTACCTTTAGAAATAAAGGAGTTATACGTAGGGGAACAAGACAGTAGTGAATTAGAAGAATGTCTTTTAAATCCCGAAACTAGAAACGTAGCAAAAATAGTAAATGAAGATAATGAAAAAACTCAAGAATTACTTGATATTTTTATGGGTAAAGAAACTGAATTAAGAAAAAAATATATATTAAAGTATTCAAGAGAAACCAATATGTAAATAAGAGAGGAAAATATTTTGAACGAAATTAATATATGTAATGAACTTCATAAAAATTTTATAGATTTTGCTTATGAAGCAAATAGTCAAAGAGCCTTTCCAGATGCAAGAGATGGTTTGAAACCAGGTCAAAGAGCTTGTCTATGGGAAATGTATATAGATAATTATAATTCTTCAAAACCGCACGTAAAATCAGCAAAAATAAGTGGAGCGGTAATTTCACGACTATGGCCGCATAGTGATGATGCAATCTATGAAACTTTTGCTAGAATGTCACAATCTTGGGTTAATAATATACCAGAAGTAGATTGGCATGGAAGTAATGGTAATCTTATGATTGGTTCTGCTCCTGCCAGTAAAAGATATACCGAAGCCCGCCTTTCAAAAGCAACAGAGATTGGTATGTTACAAGGTTTAAAAAAGAATAATGTAAATATGATTCTGAATTATTCAGAAGATGAGGAATGGGCGGAAGTGCTTCCCGCCCTTTTTCCTAGATTACTTATTAATGGTTGTCAAGGAATTGGAGTAAGTATATCTAACTTTTGGTTTCCATGTAATTTAAGAGAAACCACAGAAGTTATTAAAGAATATGTGCGGACAGGAGAAGTAAACACCTCACTTCCGCTTTTTGATGTTCCTACTGGTGGAATTATTTTAAATAAAGACGAACTCCCGCACATATTAGAAACTGGTACTGGCAGTATAATAATGAGAGCAAAAATGGCAATTGAGGGTGCTTCTATTATTATAACAGAGCTGCCTTATCAAGTTTATGTAGAGCCTTTGTTAGATAAAATTAAAGGCTTAATACAAAATGGAACACTTAATAATGTTACTCAAGTTTTAAACAAAAGTGACAAAAATCGTTTGCTATTGGAAATAAAATTCAAAAAAGAAGAATTTGTAGAAAGCGGTTATAGGACATTATTAGAAAAAACAAATTTACAAAAGAGTTATAAAATATGTCAAAATGCTTTAGTTAATGGAGTTCCTAAATTATTAAATCTAAAAGAATATTTAGATGTTTACATTAGCCATAACTTAGAATGTATACGGAGAGAACATCTGTTCGATTTAGAAAAAGCAAAAGATAGATTAGAAATAGTAGAAGGATTAATTATAGCTTTAGAAGATATAGACAATATAATTCATTTAATAAAATCCTCCGCAAACCAAAAGGAAGCAAAAGAAGTATTAAAGGATAAATATAATCTTTCAGAAAGACAAGCAAATTCA